CCTGTACCAACAGGATAGTTACCGTCCAGCTTAATCGTGCCGCCATCGACTGACAGGTTGCCATCAAACGCAACATTACCTGCAAACGTACCACCAGCACTAGCTGATACAGTGTCAGCTACAGTAAAGCTTTTGAATGCATAGACGTTTACTAAGTCATCTGTTGCAGCCCCAGACGCCAAGACTACGCTAGTACCTGATGTGGCTGTAAAGTCTGATGGGTCTAAAACAATCCCGTTCATTACGACTTGAATATTACCTACAGAATACGAAAGGCTTGCGCTGTTATCGTCTGCACCTGAGAATGTAGTCTGCCCAGATGTCGCTGTGTATTCGTACAAGATAAGGCTTGCAGTACCAGCGCTAGATGCAGCAATCCAGTTTGCTCCGTCATAAACGCGCATCTCATTAGCAGTGCTATTAAAATACAAAGCACCGGAAACAAGGGCATTACCATCATTGTCTACAGTTGGATCAGAAGTCTTACTTCCAAGGTAGGTATCATCAAAGTTATCAAAGGCAGCAGCCGCAGCCGCAGCACTGTTAGCTGCATTTGTTTCGCTAGTCGCAGCAGCACTAGCCGATGAAGCCGCAGCCGTTGCAGAGTTACCCGCATTTGTTTCACTGGTTGCAGCATTCGTTGCAGATGTAGAAGCCTCACCAGCTTTTGTTGTTGCTGTTGCTGCACTTGTTGCCGCATTGGTTTCTGAAGTTGAAGCATTGCTTGCGGATGTTGCAGCCTCAGACGCTTTTGTTGTTGCTGTTGTAGCCGATGTTGCCGCCGAGGATGCACTAGACGCACTAGCAGTAGCACTTGATGCAGCATTGGTTTCGGCAGTCTCTGCAGCCGCCTGGGCAGCTACTGAGGCTACTCTGGATGTCTCACTAGCACTGGCGCTTGTAGAAGCCTCCGAGGCTTTTGTAGTAGCTGTGGAAGCAGACCCAGACGCAGAGGTTGCGCTTGATGCAGCATTGGTCTCAGCGGTCTCTGCAGCTTGCCGAGCGGTAATAGAACCAGTTTCTGCAGTTTCAGCGTTAGTCTCAGCGGTCTCTGCAGCTTGTTTTGCGCTTTCACTCGCAGTCTGGGCGGTGGCGCTGGATGTGGCGCTAGCTGCGGAAGCTACAGCACTTGCAGCTGCGTCTGAGGCAGAGCTTGTGGCTGAGGCCTCACTGGCAGCACTATTGGTTTCTGAGGTTGCAGCATTGGTAGCTGCGGTTTCTGCATCTGTTTTTAACTGGGTGAGTGTACTGACGTCTTCAGAGCTCAGGCCAGTGCCAGAGTAAAAGGATGTCTTTGGCATCTATTGGGATCCTCAGTTATCTAATGATCGAGAGGGCATGATGGACTGGACTGATCCTGACGTCTCAGCATCATCAGCTTGGCCTTGTAGCTCGCTCAGGAATTGACTGAAGCGTTGCTCAAAGAGGGGCCCACGCTCATCCATAAAGTAATCACTGGCATAGCTTAGGGCACCATAGGTAATCAGGTCAGGCGCAATGACTGCCAGGTCATTTTCATCTGTGTCTGCAGTCATGTCGGTGAACTGGGCGTAGTAGTTCAAGACTGCAGTGCCAGAGCTTGGGTAGGGGTAAATCAAGAACTCATCACCTTGTCGAGCAAAGTACTGTGGAGTGCCCGATTCACCACCTTGCTTGTAGTTTACCATAGTAGACAAAGGTATCCGCTGGATGTTTGTGTTCGTATGATAAAAGTCCAAGACCTCTAAGAAGTCAGAGGGGACAGTAAGTGATGTAGTTGACGATGTGATTGCATAGTTGAAAGTCTTTTCCATAGACGGGATACGCAGCTGTCTCTGGATCCGGGTTATGCTTTGGTCAACAAAAGTGTCGGCTAAGGTATCAGTCAGGTCACTTCTGTTGAGTAGGTCCTTGAAGTGGACCCTGAGTTCACCTTTGTTCATCTAGGCGTACCTTTTCTTTTTGGGCTTTGCTTTGGGTTTCTTGGGTTTGGCTGTCTTGGCAGCTGCTCGGAAGGCCGCGTCAGTGGGTGCACCTTTGGCACCCTTGCGCCGGGGTTTCTCACCGCGCTTACGTTTGGCGTGGATATTCGCATAGAGACCCATCCTACATGCCCCCCTTGAGGCACTTGCCAGCTAGAGAGCAGGTCTTAGGGGTCTTACAGGTTTTGCATGTACCTTTTCCATATGCCATCGTTAGATCCTCTTGTTGGTTGCCATGAAGCCATCGAGGGCTTGGTCTTTGAGGCGTTTGACAATCTCTTGTCCTGTGGCTTCCCAAATGTTGAAGCCTTCGCGCATCCACTGTTCAGCTACGGCTGTGGGGATGCTTGCAACACGCATGAAGTCACCCTCTCTGGTGTTGTCTGAGGCATTACGACTGTCCTTCAGATCGTCCATGAAGTCTTGAGTGATGTTCTGTGTGTTCTTTTGAATGATGTTGCCTAGGTTCTCTATGTATTCTGTCTGAACACCGAGTAGGCTGGGGGTCTTCTTATCTGACATTAAGCTTTCCTTTTAGACAAAGAAAAAGGGCCACCAAAGGAAGCCCAGGGAAGGAGAGCAAACAAAAACCCTGGGACCGCCTAAGGTGGCCCTTTCATAGGCCGAGACCTATTCGTTTAGACTTATGACAAGCCTGTGATCATCCCAGAATCTGAGAAATTGGAGTGCTTACAAGAGTATTCTCCGACCACAAAATGCTTCTCGCTGTCTCCGGCCGAGGCCAACAGTGTGCGTGAGAATGGACGCAACACACATGTCTTGAACATTGATGGGTCGACCAAGAAGGCATGTGTCGATAATTGGTGTCTATTGAGCACCACCTTGTATTCTCCGTACGGTGATACGAAAAGATCAATGACGTTGACCAATGTACGACCCTGCGCGAACTCACGGTTACGACCAGAAGATGCCGCAAAGCCAGCAACGATTTGGGCGTCAGCTGGTTTAATCATGAATACGCTTGGGTCAGACCCGTTGTTGAAGCAGTCTTCGCCTAGCTCAAGCAGTTTAGCTTCAGTCAACGCATCGGTTGAGTTAGAACCCGCGTCCACTGTAGTTGAGATCTGTTGAGAGATCGAAGCCATCTCACGCGCTGTAGAGGCATCGCCAGCTACTGCAGCGTTGTCCACGCCAATCAAAGCCCGTTCCAAATCGCGCTTGATTTCTTTAAGTGCACGGCCAAGTTGATACGCGGTCTCTTTCGCTCTACCATAGGTTTTAATCGAATCGGCTGTTGCACTTATTTGGAAGGCCTTATGCAGAATCTGACATTGATTCGTGCGTGAAGTAGCTGCAGTCAATGTTGCCATTGAAGCATCTGCCCCTTCAACTTGAGCGTTGTTAGCCGCTGCAGCCAGTGAATCCTCAAGCCACTCAAAGTTACGTGCTGAAACCTTCTCAGATTTCATCATGCTGAACATTGGGGTGTCTGTGGGGGTAATATCGGTAATACATTATGTTCGCCTAGGATCGTTAAACCTAGACCGCCGTTAAGCAGCTATATGTTGCCATATAGATCAGACCATATCATCACCCAGCATAAGCTGGGGCCGTGCGCTTCGGGCCACTTGGCCCTACTCCATTTCTGGATGGTCGTTGCACCTTCCCTTATCAGGGCTTGGCTCAGGATTGTCCCATAGGGATGTCCCCTGAGTTCACACGGTTTATTTTGATGGATTACTCCAAAAGGACACCATTTACCTAGTTAATGTCCGATACGTCTTCGGCACGGCCGACTTGGTTGTATGTAGTATAGGTAGCCATCGGGCTACTCCTTTCGCTGGGTGATTATTGCTCCCAACGCCTTAGCAATGCATCTGCGATATCATCGAGATCACCAGAGCGACTTGGGTTATCCCTTAGACGCTTTGAGGCTTCGCGTGACTTGCGAACCCGGACTTCTTGGTCGGAAGCTGGTGCTTTCTTTGAACGTAAGACCTTGCCCTTGGATGTCTTGGATTTGATCACTTTGGCCTTCGCTTTCTTTTCAGAGGCAGCGGCTTTTGTTTGATCATAAAGACGGGCCTTGTTCAGTATCATGATCACTTGAGGATCCACATACTGATCAACTTGTTCCGAGGGTAATCCCTGTGACACCGCATATGTGCGTATGTCGTTATACAGTTCATTGCCCCAGTCAGGCAGTTGTTCTTGGAGAACCTTAACACACTCTTGGGCAGCTGCTTGTTGTTGTTGCCGGGATTGTGCCTGGGCCTCTTGGTAGAACTGGTCTGCTTCCTGTTTTAGGAACTTGAGGTCATCTTCTGCTTCCTTGGCTTCCTTGCGTAGTGCAGAGAAGTCTTCCTGAGTCATCTGGCGACTAGCGACCAGCATGTCCACTTCGGAGTAAGGCTTGTACCGGGCTTCGGCACGTTGCAGAAGTGTTTGATATCGTAGGTCTGCTTTGCTTAAGGCCTCTTCGGCCTCTTTGCGTTTGGCAGCGGTTTCTTGAGACTTTCTGGTTAAAGACGCCTCTTGACCATAGAGCCGCTTCAGATCCTTTACGGATACCTGTTTGTTCTCACCATCGACTTGGATTTCGACCAGAGTATCTTCCGACAGAGTTGCTTCTTGAGCCTCTTCATCGCCATCTTGATCCTCTTCTTGGTCATCCTCTTCGTCTTCATCGGAACTATCAGGGTCCTCATCAGTTTCTTCTTCGATTTCTTGGTAGTCTTCGTCTTCGTCAGTTTCAGACAGATCATCCTCATTAGTCTCGTATTCGAGGGTGCTGTCTGTCGCCTCTAGTTCATCACTTTCTTCAGATAGGTCTTCACCGTCTGTCCAGCGGTCTAGGATGGCATCTGCGGCATCGTCTAAATCTAATGCTCGCATCTGAGGGGCGGTATCTTGGACGTTATTCATGGTCCTATGCTTCCTCTTGGCTGTTGTCGCCTTTAGCAAGGATCTCGTCACGAACGGACACTTGCTGCTTCAAGGTGTTCACTACATCGACCAATGCTCTGTAGTGGGAGAACGTGCGCTCACGCTTGTCACCATCTTCGGGCTTTGAGTTAACAAAGGTCTGGAAGGTGGACTCAACAAGGCTGTTGATTACACGGTCGAATGCATCAGCTGACAATAACGTCTCAGCGTCATCACCAGCCTGCACTAGTTGCTCTTCTTGGGTAGTCATTTGCTCTCCTAAGGGGGATGGGCCTTAGCCCGTTGGTGATGCTATCGCACGTACATCATCGGCAGTCTTCGCTATCTCTAGCTCTTCACCGTCAACGTATTGTTTGTGCTCTAGCTGTGCTTCTTTGAGATCCATGCTGTCGCTCTGGATTGCAAAGTTGCGCTCTGCCTTCATCTGTTCCAGCTGTAGTTTCATCTGGGCGATTTGGGCATCCATCTGAGCCTTCATCTCAGCCACGGCTGTCTGACGCTCTTGGAGTTCTAGTTGTTTCATTGCTGCCTGTTGCTGCATCTCTTGTGCTGGGTCAGGCTGTTGCTCTGGTAGCTGATCTGGTGGCGTCAGGTAGTCATTGACGTTCTTGATGCCATTGTTCTCCATGACATGAGCCATCAGCTTGTACTGGTTCTGTGGTGTGTACATTGCAGACAGGTTTGGATCACCTACCATCAACGTATGCAGCGCCAGGTACTTCTGGGCCTCTTGTTCTTGCTCACCGTAGCCGAGGTGCATCTCAACGACCACATCACGCTTGCTACTCCACTGCCCTGGGCTCACTGGTACAAACTGACCAGCAATCTCAACGACCTTATCTTCAGACTCATTCTCCACGACCAGCTGGTAGATGCGCTGGTACAAAGGTTTTAAGAAGTTGTTCGCAAAGTTGCGTGCAATGATCTTCTGGCGTTGCTGGGACATGGTCGCCAGCTGTTCAACCATAGCAGCTGAGTTCTGCTTACTGATGGCATCCTTGTTAAGGCCCTGAGATAACCGAGAGACGCCTGTGGTGTCCTCTTTGTCATCATCGAGCATCTGGATGGTCTGGAAGATAAACGGGTTCAAAGGTGCCTGGGGCATCGCATTGATTGCATCTGGGCGTGATACATTGACCACCCCGCCTACCCGGTTGTCTATCAACTCGCGTGGGTTCGTAAGACCACCTTTGACCACTGTGTAGCGTGGGTTGTTGGTGATCATGGCGTGATCTAAGATCGACCGGGTCAACACCGTCCGAGCATTCTGGATGGGTACAACCTTGGAACCAAAGTTATTACCAAAGAAGGCGTGAGGGATGGGCAGCGGGATAAACGGGATGAATGGCTTACGGTCTGCCAGTTCACACTCCAGAACCACATTGCCAGCCTTAATAACCCGGTAGAGCTCGGCAGTTCCTGTCGCTTCCTTGTCTAACATTATGTATGCTTCGTAGACCGTCACGGAGCGCACCTGATCTTGGTAGCCTTTGGTGTTGAAACCACGGTCACTGCCGATCTCTTCGTGGCGGCTGAGGACCTCTGGGTCTGTCTCCATGTCTACGTCTTCGTGGTCACCGATCTTACTGATGATGTCCTCGTCGTAGCCCATCTCACGTAGCTCTGAGATCGTCTTGGTGGTTCTGTGGGCACAGAAGCTAACCGAATCTAGATCCTTGCTCTGGGGCTCGATCAGGAACTCCTCAGGGGCCACAGCCTCAATGATAACTTGACTGGTATCTTCAAAGACACGCAGTTCACCTGAGTATAGGCCCAGCGCATCCTCTTCGATCTCCTCGATCTCGACGTTGTCTTGTGCAAGCAGAGTATCAAGCTCTTCCTCAGTAAGGTCTGAGACGGTCTCTAGGTGGCTGTCTTCCTGTGTGGCCCAGAATACTTTGGCAATACCTACGCGAGCGACTAGGCCATCGTGGATGACGGTGTTCATCGTGTTGTAAAGGTTGTTCTGGCGGTTAGCCACGTAGTCACAATAGCTGGTACTAATCTCTGCCAAGGGGACGTCTTCTTGAGACTGGGCTGCAAAGCGAACCGTACGGAATCCCGTACTGAATGTCTCCAACAGCGCTGCCTTCATGCTTTCTACAGCATCATAGACATCCATAGAGACATACTTGCTGTTTCCATCATGTGCTGGCCTAGGGAGTGAGGCATTGTAGAAGTCTACGACACGCTTACGTTCCCTAGAGATCTGTGAATCATAATAGCCTACGCTGCGTCTGATGTTGTCATCAAGTATCGTGACAATCTTATCGTCATCCAGCTTAGTGTATTCATCTTTATTCATGATTAGACCATTTCAATGTAAAATTCATCGCCACTCTCTATTGGTTCCCAGGCTCCCTGGTGTACGTGGTTGGCTAGGGCGAGAGACATGACACAGTCATCAAAACATCCGGGTTCAGCTTCCATAGAACCGTTTTCTGTGACGATGTATGTCAGCATCTCTCTTATCGTTACTTTGTCGTTGAGCTCGATCTTTCCTTCACGCACTTCCGCACGTAGCTGATCGATGACTAGGGGCTTGGTTTTGGCTGTCGTAGTGAACCCAAGCTTGATCGTCTCTCGATCTGTAAGCTTGTCCACTTGGACCTCGGTGTAGAAGTTTGGATAGGCCATATCTTTGCCCAACCTGGTACACGTTAGAATGCCGTGGCTGTTATTCTCGACAACAATGTGGGCCTCATTGTAGTACTCACCTAAGTGATAGAGGACCGTAGCAAAGTGGTCTGGGTGGGCATGAGCTCTCCACGTTGCAACCTGTCGCTTCTTGCTATCGAGGACCTGAGCGACACTGTAGTCACCACCCCGGACGCCCATAGCGACATCGGCACCTATGACATAGAGCTCGCCTGGGTCATGGGGTCTGTAGGTCGTTAGCTCACCTCTGGCATTCTCCAGCCACTCTTCGGCCTCTAATGCTAGACGCTGCTTGACGTCCTCAGCCTCAGGTAGGCGCTTCTGTAGGAGCTCTGGGTTAAACACAGGGCGACCAGTTGTCAGGAAGGCTTCTTCGGGCTCTGCAGGGTACTCTTGTCTAAAGAGATCCAAGCCGTTCTGTGCAATCTTCCTACGCCTGAACATCAGCTGCTCATCGTCTAGGTCATACTGCTCGACCAAGTCTTCTTCTTCTGGGGTGCGCTCAAAGTTCTCTGGGACGTTCTCCCGATACTCTGGATCAGCAAACCAAGGTATGAACACTGGCACATAACCATTAGATCCATCAACAGCACCCTTCCAGAGGTCATAAAAGATACCCGTGACACCATTGGCTGTACTTTCGACAAAGACAGCTGTGCCGGGGGCGTTAGGGACAGCCTGTGTCAGGCCGTTCCAGTTCTCTTGGGCTGTGCTCTTGGGCCAGAAGGCAATCTCTGATGCGTGAACATGTGTCAGGGTTTCCCCTCGACCAACAGCCTCACCACCAGCCGTAGCAACCACATAAGAACTGTCCAGGACATCGAATGAAAGCTCTCGTCTAGAAGAATACTTTGTGTGGGGCTTCAAGATGTCTGGGCAGTTCTCATGGTAACGCTTGGTCATATCAAAGAGCGCACGGGTGGAGTCTGCGTGGTGAGTAATCACCAGAGACTTACATGCTGCCCTCTGAGACACAGCGAAATACAAGTAGCCGCCAACGTAGGTACTTAGGCCTTGCTGGCGAGCTTTAAGGATAATCACGCGCACCTTGCCCTCGTCAGCCATCTGTTTGCAGACAGCATCATCTAGGATCTCTTGGGCTGGCTTGAGTTTAAGGGGAGCTATGTCGCCTTGCTTGGTGCGGATCTTAAGTGCTGCATTGGCGTAAAAGCTAAAGTCTTCATACAGGCGTTTGCGTATCGCCTTCACTTGCTTCTGGGTTGGCATCGGTTTGCTCTTCCTCTTCTTCGCTATCTAAGAGCGAACTTAAGAAGGCTTCTGCCTTGCCGATTGTTACTTCACTCTTGGCAGCTGGTTTGGACCGTGTGAAGTCCAAGATCAGACGCGCAGCCGTAAGGCGATCTCTTGCTGATGCAGGGGCGGTACGCATGATTTCGACAGATGTTTCCAATGCTTCCACTGAATACTTGTCATCAATGTTGTACTCTGGGTTCTCAGACATGATCTTTACTACCTTCTTGGCTTCTTGTTTTGCTTTATCCCTTATTGTCTTCATACCCTCAGCCGTGTGGCCGTCATGGGTCCCCCAAGGCCTACCGACATTCGGCCCCTTAGGTTTCTTCATCCAAGACCTATGAAGTGCTCGGCCTTCTGGCGTCTTCTGGAGACGCGCAAAGTAATTGGATTCACCCGTCCTTGAGTTGTAGTGAGTTCCCTTTGGTGCTTTTGCGACCTTTTTTCGGGGCTGGTTTGGCTTTGGCATCTCTCGTCTCCACTAGTGAGTTTATGATAGAGAGTGTCTCAGGACACTTTTTGCAGAAGACAGGGGCTGGGATGTCTTGCTTGAGTTCATCCAGCATGATTTTGCGCTGGGCATCGGTCAGGAGCGTAGACGTCTTGATGACCTCTATCGTCTCCATGACCTCGACCAGGTCTTGGACTGTTAGTAACATTTGCTCTCCTTGGGTGGTCTTAGGCGGCTGATAGTGCGCCCGGTGGGGGCGTTAGAGCCCCTGGTGCCATCTGTTGTTGCTTCTGGCGTTCTTGCTCTTCTTCAGCTTGCTCTTGCTTCATGAGCATTGCCATAACGACAGCAAAGGCCATCGCTAGTGGGTGGCTGTAGAATTGAACCTTTGTGCTGTTCTTGAAGAACTCTCGTACCGCCTTTGCCGCGTGAGGGTACTCTTTCTTCATGCGCTTAGGGTCCATTCCGTAGAAAGTAAGGGCGTCAACGGCAAGCTCAGACACAGACCTTGAATACTTCTCGAACCTGTCGATTTCCGCTTGAACCTCGGCCCTTTCAGTCATGTCTGGTATTACTCCCAAGATACGCTTGGCTGGGCCAGATATTCTCACAGGTTGTACATTGTCACCGTTAGTAAATACTTCTTCATCTTGCATCTTCAGAATATCTTTGATGACGTTGTTACTGTTAACACTAGGCGTATTTACCAGCTGACCTATAAGACCGTCAAAAGTCCTAGGTGCGGCATAGTCTACTTCACCTGTTAGGTAGTTTTTACTAATGAGAGCTTCTGGGACATCTTTGCCTTCTAAGTCTGTACCAGACAGGCCATGCATAGTTTCATGGAATGCAGTAACATATGCCTCAAAGTCTGAAATGAAACGGTCTGAGCTAGGTAGCTTAGATCCAGGCTTCATTACAAAAGCGCCGTACTTGTTGTAGACTCCAGATGCATTCTTCCCCGCATCACGGTCTTCTCCAGTTATTCTGGCAGCATCAAGCATCGCCTCGTTGTCTTCAACAAGCTGAAGTGTAATGTCCACGGCTTTCGCAAACCTTTTGGCGCTCTCTAAACCTTGCGGAATCCCGTTCTCAAATTCGCCCCCAGGTTTGCCAATTTCAATCGCGGCGCGAACTGTAGGCGCTTCAAGTTTTACTTCCTGGGTAGTGGGGACAGGACGCCGGGCGGTGGATCCATCTTGAGATCCCTGAATCCGCTGGGCGAGGATGCCTGCGACTCCTGTGGGTTGCTGGTTGAACCTTGGTTGTTCAGTCGCTTGGCTAGGTTGGACACCCGCTGCATCGCTTCCCGCTCTGTCATAATCTTGGTCTGGGTCAATGCCCCGCTCTTTGAGGAGTTTTCTTGCGCCACTTGAGTTTGTCCCTTCCTTAGTATTTAAGCCTTGAGCTCCCCAAGTTCTTTTCTCAAAGAACCAAAGTAAAGCTTGGACATCCCCAACAGGTAAATTGTACTTTTCTGCCAGTTCGCCAGTAAGCTTAAATATTGCATCACGTTCTGCATCATTAGCGGGCTGTGCTGCAACACCTTCTTTACCGATAGGTGTCTCAAGCAGACGTCCCGTCCAACGACGAAATGTTCTAGTGTACCAAAGATCGATGGTTGTATCACCAGCGTCAATGTCTACACCGTGTAAACCGAGAGAATAGCGCCCAAGTTTCTTACCAAAGGCAAGGAAACCATATTCATCTGCGCCAGCCTTCTCGGCTTTGGTTGTAAAACGCCCAGCTTTATACAAGCCACTATCAAGCATGACTTCATTGATGTCAGAACGCTTCTGTGGAGTAAGTAAGAACTCCATTGCGGGTTTTAAACCCCCTTCGCGCTCAACTAGATACTTAAGCATCCCAAGTTGCTGTTCGTTTGCTTGGTTACGGATACCCCAGCCAGCATCCTTAGTAACCATTTTACCAGTCTTGGTGCTCTTAAAGGTTGTCTTTGGAGGCTCTAAGCCTTGCTCGTAGAAGCCTTGAGCTCTATTTACCGGTATCTGCCCAGTGCGTAAGAAGTCATCAAATGCGCCTGCAGACATCATAAATGCGTTATCAGGGTCTGCGCCATTAGAGAATATACCAGCAAACGTAAGATACAGCTGACGATGCTCTGGATTGTTGGCAAGGGTAGGAAATACTTTAGAAGCAAGACGCATACTATCGTCAACGTCCTTACTGTACCAACCTACGCCGCTATTTGGCTGCTCTAACTGCTTTGATAGCTCTTGGTCTGCATATCCATAAACGGTTGAGTAATCTTCGGGTGAACTCTCAGGAATCAACTGCCTTCCCACCTTATCTAGGTGGTCTTGGTTCATTGCCTCGCCAATCTTCTTAACAGTAGGCTTTCCTTCGATAGTCAGAGGATTCTCAAATAGTGGGATTGCCATTTGGAACCTAGGACGATCTTCAGCTTGCTGTTGTGGATCAGTGATCTCCAGAATCCTAGCTTTGATGCCGGGGTTGTTTTGCTCCAGTTGATTGAGCATGGCTTCCACAGACGCTGGGTCCATGTTGCCTTCCGTGATCTTACGGACGGCACCAGCAACTATATTTGTGGTTGTCAGGCGTTCCAGAGCCGCTTCGTAAGTCTGAGGCTCCTCTGTAGGTGCAACTGATGACTGATCTACAGTAGGCGCAGCTGGAGCCTGATCACTAGGGGCTTGCATACGTCCCACACGGGCTTGCTGGAGCGCCACACGGTCTCTGTAAGGCTTGAAGTAAGTGTCTATGACATCCCGGTTAACACCGATGTTCTGGAGCTCTGTGGTGATCTCATCGAGTGCTGCAACAGGGTCTGGGCCTAGGCTAGACTGTACGTCTTCTAGGGCGGTCATCAGCTGCGCTTTGTCAGACACAGATACCCCGGCATCTTCGGATACTTGGGATGCTAGGGATCTGGCGAAGCTGTTGTTGTCGCTCTTGCCTGCCTGGTAGTTCTCTGGGGTTGTGAACTGGTTGCCAGACTGGGGCTGACTAGGTGCTTCAGTTTGTACATCAGTCTGCGTTGGAGACTGTTGCACACCGCGAGCCAACAAAGGATTGTCTGGGGTTGCCACAATGAGTTCTGGGGCAGTCATCTGGGCATATTGACCGATGATCGGGATGATCTCGTTGAGCTCTAAGACGGGGTTGGTGTCCCCGTCCATATTCTGTTGGATGCTTTCCAAAACAGGTGCTAACTCAGGTTGGCCTGCGAAGTCTTGGGCCATACTGTTGATTGTCTGTGAGAGACCATCCCGTGAGAGGCCTGTGCCAGACAGGATGGTCCCTACCGGGGAGTTGGCGTTGGGTGGAGCATCGATCTGGGTAGCTATGCGAGCTAGAGCTTCTCTACGGACCTTTGCGTCCGATTCAGCTGCCTTAGCCTTGTCTACCAGAGAGACACCAGATGGCGAGGGTAGGCCCTGTGCGTTGACGTTCTTGTTGACGAACCTTGATAGCTTATTGCGCCGACCAGTGGCTGCATCAACTAAGCGACCTAAGCCCACTATGCCTGCTTGGACTGGTAGTGATGAAAACCCTGTTGTTGCGGCTAAACCACCACCAAGGACAATGTTACCAAGGCGTGTGGGGTCATAGACAGCACCGGATGTACCCAGTGGATTAAAGTAGTCAGTGAATTGACTGACGCCGCCCTTCATACCATCTTTGAACAACCCGGTGATTACATTAGATTTGGCTAAAGCATTCATGAGGGCAGCGCCCTCTTGGTAAGGACCCACCAGGCGAGCTAATGCAGCCATATCTGCCTTGTTGACATATCCAGATACTTTGTTCTTACCTTGCTTTATTGCAGCATTGGCAGGCGCATAGTCAGATAACACTTGATCAAGAGATTTAGCGTTCTTGCTGTTCAGTTTACCCTTGAGGGCTTTCACTAGTTCTGTGATTTCACCATTGTTCTGCTTGCGAGCTTCTTCTAGTGCACCTTTGGCACCAAATTGTGAACTGATGTTTACGTTTTTAAGATTAAAGCCCTCAGCTGTAGCAATTTGCTGTAGTTCTCTAGCGACATCACCAGCTGCACCCTTTTGCTGGGCACTTAGGTTACGTGCTTCTGCTAGGGTTCCATCATTGTTAAACAAAGAGCCAGCCATAGTGGCACTGTCGATAACTGTGGATGTAGCCCCACCTTGGCCTGTCCCGATAGCTGTGGCGTCTACTAAGCGGTTGGCTACTTCTTTTGGTGTATACTCACCGCCAGACAAGGCGGCTGCAGACATACTTGTGCCTTCTTGTGCAGCTTCTGTAATACCCTCGGAAGCCGCTTTCTTGGTGACAGCTGTTGAAAGCTCCTTGGCTAAACCTGTGTAACCTTTGTCAACCAGTGTATCGATGATCTGCTTTGTGCCCATCTTGAGCAGCTGGTCTTTTGGGATAACTGCAGTGGCACCAATGCGATCAAGTAGACCAATTACCCCACCAGCCGCTAAGGCTAAATTTGGGTTGTAGCTTCCCGTCTTGTCTTCGATTTCACCAGCGGCTTCGCCAGTACCGAGTAATGCAGATCCAGCTACCGCTGTCCCACCTAGACCTAGGGTTACCCAAAGTGGGGCACCAAAGAAGGCTGCAAGACTTGTGGCGGCAGCACCACCTAATCCAACGGCTCCTGTTGCTGCATTCTCAACGATCTTCTCGCCAGTCCACGCAAGTTTACCACCAACGCCTTCTTGATCGAGGAAGCTTCCTTGGTTTGTAGACTGGTAGTTTTTGTCTTTAATCTGTTGCTCATTGCGCTCGACAACACCTGTCCCATACTGCTCGACACCTCCAAGACCAGTGGCACGGCCAAAAGCTTCTAAACCTTTGCCTGCCATTACTTGGGCTTGGTCTAAGGAATATCCGAGTCTACTTGCGTCTGGGTTACCAACTGGTGGCTGCTCTGGGGTTGGCGTCTGCAGAGTTTGTTGAGGCTGCGCTTGAGGTTGTTGCTGAGGTTGCGTTGGTTGCTGTGGGCCTTCTAGCTTAGACTTCAGTGCTGCTAAGGCACCTTCTTTAGTCGCACCAGTAACCGTATACCGCTTCCCGTCAGGGGCGGTGATTGTAAACGTAGGCATCACGTACTCCTGATTTATTCTGGATCTTCTACGATTGTGTAATCGCCTGCGCCGCTAGACTGACCACGCTCAAAAGCAATGACCTTTGACAGGACGTCCATACGTTCAGTGATGTAGAGACGCCACAGACCCTCATCGTCAGTGATCTTTGGTAGTGGACTCTTGAACAAGTCCATCTCTTTGTCTGAGATTGCACCTTTGGTATTGGCAGTCTTCAGAAGAGTATCGTCCACCTGGATATTTGCTAGGATTGAACGCATGTAGGCGCGTTTAGCCCCTTCATCATTTCCATTGTAGTAATCACTGAGGCCACTGGCATCGAGCCATGCACCTAGGCGTCCAGCAAATGGGCCAGTGAGGTTGTCTTTCTTCAAGGCAGTTAATGCTTCGGACATCTGGTCATAGGATGCCTGCATTCCAATAAGGTTTTCTGAAGGATCACCCTTGTCTGCCTTAGCTGCAGCTGCCTGAGCTCTAGCTTGGCGATCAGCAATGGCCTTCCTACGCGCCTCTTCGATCTCAAAGGCTTCCATCTCACGGGCACGGTTGTAGTCTTGGATCTGACCATAGCTATCACTCATTGCACCTAGGCCAGCCAAGGCACCCTGGGAGCTAGCTGCCATCGTGGCACCACCCATACGCATCATAGCTTCGCCCAAGCCAATCTTTTGGTTTGGCATACGACTAGAACCACGGGCGTTGCCAGTTGCCGATGCTAAGACAGGTTGCTGGGGCTGTGGTTGCGCTGGATTAATTAAGGCTGGCCCTTGTGGGGGCATGGGTGGCGGTGGTGTAGCACTCTGTGGTTCTAATACTGGTGGCAATGCAGATGCCTCAGCGGGAAACATACCAGACGAATCCATGCCTTGGCCTAGGGGCTGCATGACGTTGGTTTCACTTGGAAAACTTAAGACTGGGGCTGCGCCAGGTTGGAAAGCGCTGGGATTAGTGATGTTGTATTCTTGACCTATTGGGACGGTTACTGCGTAGTCATCCAGTACACCTGGATTTGTGTAATATGGGTTAGACTGATTGACCATCATGACTAAAACCCTCCCCTTGGGGCTCTAGGTGGAGCTCCACCACCGTAGCTGCCATAGCCGCCAAAGTTTGTTGGCAGCATGTTCATAATCTGGGGTCCGTACTGGTTGCCAAACCCAAAGCCAGCCTGCATCCCACCAAGCGTAGAGGTCATAGGACTAGCCATGTTGGCTGCAGCTTGGTTGTTAGTGGTAGGTGCCTGGTTCAACATGCCACCCATGTAATCCTTGTACATGTTGTAACCAAAGTCTCGGTTGCCCTCGAAACGGCTGCGAGCATCATTGAGAGCAGCTTGGTCATAACCCTGCAGAGCCTGGCCACCCTGCATACCGTAGCCAAACCCTGAGCCCATCGTGTTCATACCAGTGTTGTAGGCATTGGAGATCTGGTTGTTCATGTTGCCTGCACTGGTGAGTGCATTAGACTGATCAGTAAACTGTTGTTGTTGCTGGTTGAGGGACCTGTCGATCAGGTTGTTCGTGATGTTAGAGGTAACATCGGAGCGTCTGTCATCATATGAGCGCTGGGCGATAGCATCGGCTACACCAGCACGACTTGAGTTGACATTACCAGACCCAGAAGCAGCTGTGTTGATACCGGGGAGCGTTTGCTCTTGTAGCTGTCTGGTGCTGTCACGCATCACAGCGTCAACTAAGGATCCAGCGTTGTCACCAGCATAGCCGATAGCCTTAGACAAGCGGTCTTCCTGTGCTGCATCGGAGAGGCCTTGGAACTGGTTATACATGTTGTTGGCGTTGGCGCCAAAGCCTGCGTTGTTAGCCATCATGTTGTAGCCACCGCGCTGCATGTCGAGACCAAAGTTACCCATGTTGCCAGCTGTGCCTGTCTGGAATGCGTTAGGTCCAGAGTAGGTGGGGCCTTGGTAGTATCCTGTGTCTAAGACGCCATTGAAGGCACCTTGGCCGCCCTCTAGGGCTTGGTCAACGTAGGGCTCATACTGTCGAAAGCCTGCCATGTTGGCATCGTTCATGGCCTTCATATTCTTGCGGTCTTCTTTAGCGGCCTTGTTGCCCATGATGCCGCCTATGACAGCTGGTGCAACGGCACCAATGATTTGGCCCCACATGATGGATACTCCTTTAGCCTTTGTTGGCTTTTATTTTTATTGGTCTTTGGGTAGCTACACTTGGACCCAGGCTGTCCCGTTGTAGACAACCAGCCCTTGGTAGCTGTTACCCAGAGGGTTCCAAGGTGACACGGCATAGCGAACCATGCCCTTCCGGGGGCTGCTAGGTGCATCATTGGCTACCTGGGGTGCTGCGTCAGCTATAGACTTTACTGATGCCTCAATCTCTCTGAGCTCATCTTGGATGAAGTTCTTGAAGCTAGCCTCTAGGGCGGGGGTGGGTCGCCTAGTGTAGACCCTAGTGAGAATGTTAAGCTTATCTGACAAAGACATGGTCAACGCCTCCCAGTGGCTACAACCTCGACGTCCATGCCTGACAGGGTGAAGTCTTTGATCTCTGAGGTCTGCACCTTGTAGCTGAGGTATCGACCACTGATACGTGTATCCACCTTATACTCAGTGGAGCTATCAAAGTTCACTGGGGCCTCATAGAGAGGGACGTTGGGTGGTAAGTCGGCAGCACCAAAGGTGAAGTCAAAGAACTTATCAGTGGATGGCGTGGATATCTGAGGATATAGCCTCTTGATGATCTTGTAGCTACTCAAGGGAAGCTGGGCTTCTTGGTCTAGGTCAATACCTGTGCGCTCTAGGTACACAGGTTTATTGACCTCAGTGGTCTCAGGTAAGTTCAAGGAACCAGAGTCTACAAGGTCGAGACCTAAGAGACGGGGGCTAGTGATACCAGCGGCGGTGTCCTTCTTGGAGACCATGACTGGGTATCTGGTGAACTTGGATTCCTGAGCGTGATAGGTGCCACCTGTTGCATCATAGGTTAACCCTGTGGTGGCATAGGTAGTCACGGCGTCTAGGTTAGCTAGGGATCCTGAGGTTACATTAGGGAGATCCACGAAGGACCATGTGTCTGATCTATAGTTATAGACAGCCGCCCTGTTGCAGCCACTTACGTCATCATAGACAGCTAGGTCATCACCTGAGTGGTAACAGAAGTAGATCTCCTCTAGGTCGGCCACATGCATAACAAAGCAGGCCTCTTGAAGAGACATGTCGATACCATTGAAGATGTAGTCTCGGACACGGTTGTCACAGATGGACTGCCTGGTGATACCGTCGTTGACATAGATGTCATCTGTATCAAAGACGTAGTGCTTACCTTCGACCTCTAAGATGCAGTTCTGGTTAATTACACCAGCATCATCAAAGACCTTACGGAAGTTGAATATGAAGGTGCCACCTACGAACTCCATGTTCCACACTTGATCACTGGAGTAGATCAGGAAGTTGGAACCTAGGGTGGCCCCGTCTACGATAGGGGTCCTAAGCTGCACAAGATCATTGAAGCCTGCAGACTTGGTGGTGTCTGTTGCATCCCAAGATCCGGGGACCTGGTTGGCTAAGGTAATATCTGAGAAACGTATGCGGTTAGGATAGCTGGTGCTGCCCTCTGTTAGGTTTAAAGCTAACATGAAGTCACCAAAGGACCTCAGAGACTTAGTGCGCCATGTGCCATCCCAGTTGGCTAGGTCACTAAAGGTACTGGCGGCGGGGGTTCTAGCTATTGGTATCCTAGAGGGTCTATTGAGATACTCTACTGATGCTAGGGTGGTGCCGGTGACTGGGGCCGTAGAGGGTGACTGGGTGTCTGTGTGTACTGAAGACACAGTCCCGTTAGAGAACTCGTCTATGGAGAAGTCTTGGTTAACTATAAGCACTGTGTCGAAGGTGCCGGGGTTACTTAAGCCAAAGACAAAGGATGGGACCCTAGTACTGGAGCTAGTGTAGTCATATGCAGTCCTGAAGACTGGTGATCTCTCTACGTTGCCATCTGAGAACCTGACGTTCTTAGCTCTGGTGAAGGCATTAAACGGTAGGTTGAAGGGGTCAACATCAGTGATTACCCCTGCAGCACCTAGGTTTCTAATGGGGAGCAGGGGCATCTATGTGTATCCTATGTCTTCATGATGTAGGCTAGTGCATAGTATGGGGGTCTGTTCTCGTGACTAGAGTTACCACCCGTATTACCAATGCTTGTAGACACAGAGATACCTGTGGTTGAGCTACCTGTTTGTTGGGTTTCAGGGACAGAGTCTCTACTACTGGTCCCAGAACCAGAGGATCCAGCAGCGCCCTTGAATGAGTGAGAGTGCCCTGGGTCACTTACACTGGAACTGGCACTGTGGTTGTGCGAGGGCATCTGGGAGATGCTGAGGGTCACACTAGAGGCACCACCTGTGTTACCTGTGCTATAGCTAGAGCCAGAACCAACGATAAACCTGTTGCGGAGATCGGGGGTTCCATTGCTACCGTTACACAGGACAAAACCTGATGGAATGCTATTGTTGGACCCAGACCACATCATGATAACACCAGAGGGTACACTGGATATATTGTTTATCTGGGTCTGGATAGAACTGGTGACACCATTAAGACGGTTGAACTCAGTACCAGTGACACCAGCTGCAGCTGCACCAGACAAGATGTTTAGGTCAGCTGTGTTACCAGTGTAGCCATCTAAGGTGTTAAGCTCAGTGTGGGTACTGGTGACTGCACCAGTGAGACCTGGGAGAGTAGCCTTGATGGTACTCTTGACTAGACGGATGTGGTCATCAGCCTGGGCGAGACCATCGGTGGCTACTGGATTGCTAGAGTTGAGGTCACTGATGTAAGTGCCGGTTTCTAAGGCCATACTGTGGTGTCCTATCTATGGTTACTTTGGTGTCCTAGGTGTCCTAGGT